AATAAAATTAAAAACATCTTGCAACGTATCTGTGAAATCATTTATATTTCGTTTTTCCATATAACTTATGATAGATATTTTTTATATAATATTTATTTCATTAAATTAAAAGACTTTCGCCCTGTTCACTGATCGCTTTTTTCATTTTCATTCTTTTCACTTTTGCAACGAGATTACGCTTATTCGTCATATGTGCTTTGTATTCACCAGTTTTCTTTTGAGAAGGAGCTGTTTTTTGTGTAATTTCTATAACGGTCGCTAATTGGAATTCTGCTTTTTGTAATGCATCCTCATCTGCTGATACTTTTTTTTCTACTGATAATTTTGTTAAATCTGTTTTCTTTTCTTCACTAAGTTTAGATTCATCTTTTTTCACTTTCGCAGCGATGGCTTTTTCAATTTTTTTTTTCTTTTTTAATTTAGCAGCTGCGGCTATTGCAATCTTTTCTTCAATAAGTTTAGATTTTAAACTAAATTCCTTTGAAGGATCTAGTGTCTTCTTATCAATCAATTCAGGCGCTTCTTTTTCAATAGATTTATTTAAATGACCTAAAGCATTCGATTTTTTCTTATCTTTCTTATCTTTCTTATATCCCTCGACTGAAAAACCCATAATATAATCCAATGAAGCATCCACAACTTTCTTATCCTCCTCACCCTTCGATTCTGCTTTACCCTTCGATTCTGCTTTACCCTTCGATTCTGCTTTACCCTTCGATTCTGCTTTACCCTTCGATTCTGCTTTACCCTTCGATTCTGCTTTACCCTTCGATTCTGCTTTACCCTTCTCTTTATCCCCTTTGACACGTCCTATTAAATCTCTGATTTTATCACGAAAACCCCAACCACTACTCAAATCTTCATGCATCACACTACTGCTATCATTATCTTCTTCATCAATCAACGCATCTTCCGGAACACTACTATCATCATCGTCTCTCGATTTATTTTCTGGTTCGCTAAAATCATCATCATCATCATCTCCTTCACCATCATCTCCTTTACCATCTCCTTTACCATCTCCTTTACCATCTCTTTTACTAGCACTTTTCTCACCATATCTTTTTTTACCATCTCCCTTACCATCATCATCATCATCATCATCATCATCGTCATCATCTTCTTTAATATCTTCATATGAGAAATTCATAGATTTAACATCATTTGTAGTGTAAAATTGTGCATATTGAATCAGTTGATTTCCTGTTCTAATTAATGAATTATATAAGTCTTCGTGATCTAAATAAACTTCTAAGAATTGAACCTTATTATTTAAACCTTTTAATAAAACAGTAAATCTGTCAATTAAAGTTTTTATTTTTCCGCTTTGAGTAAGTGTTATTGGAAACCCCTCATTTTTTTTAACAATTTTTATAGCTTCCCGCATTTTATCAATTGTTATTAAAATTAAGCTAATTGAAACATCATTATCAGCAACACTTTTTAATTTATTATCTCTTCTTGAATTATATTCCTCAGCTGTCATATCATCCTCTAACGGACCTGAATAGACTCGATGATCAATAAAATTTTGAATTCTGGTTGAATTAATATTAATAGTTGTCAAAACCTTAATTAAATCATCATAACTTGCATCAATCTCTTTTATTTTATTAGGATCTTCTTTAATCAATTCTTTATTATGCAATCTATCAATAGCTCTTTTTAACATTTCATTATCTTTAATAGCTGCATTAAAAATTGAATTGTCGTCATTTAACATGTCTTGAAAAAGTTCTGGCATTTATATTATATTATTATAATAGATTTTATTTTTTTAATTATAATATTATTAAATGTTTTATTTATTGTTTCTTATATCCTACAGATGCTTTTGATAATGCTTCTTTATACGAGACATTATGATCTGCCGAATATTTTTTTACATATGGAATCCATGCAAGTTTTGAACCGCCACCAGAAATAGCTTTTACACGTTCAGCTTTTTTTAATCCGTCATCAATTGTATCAGATGCATATTTTGTCCATGCTTTAGTTGAACTTAAAGCACTCTTTTTCTTTTTACCACCACCAGAAATAGCTTTAACACGTTCAGCTTTATTTAATCCGTCATCAATTGTATCAGATGCATATTTTGTCCAAGCTTTAGTTGAACTTAAAGCACTCTTTTTCTTTTTACCACCACCTGAAATGGCTTTTACACGTTCAGCTTTGCCTAAAACATCATCGATAGTATCAGAAGCATATTTTGTCCAAGCTTTAGTTGAACGTAAAGCACTCTTGTTCTTTTTTCCACCACCTAATACAGTATGTGATGGATTATTGTTGTCATAATTACCAGGTAAAAAGGGCTCATCTGGAAACATCTCAGAACCCCCTGTAACCATTCCATTTTGTGGAATAGATGCGGCACGTTCCATATTTTGTTTAATCAATAGATTATTAATCCCGTGATTGTATGCGATTTTAAAATCTTGTGCTTTTAATTTTTTGTAATATTCTTCTGCGTCAAAATAACTTTTATCATCTTTCGGTAAAACCATTATATAATTATAAATAGAAAATAATTTTTTAAACTTAATATAATTGATCGATTCTTCGACCACTTCCAGAGATTCCGCCCCCACTACTTCCCGACGCACTCATTCCACCGCCATCTGGATAAGGTTTGTTTTTGTTTCGTCTGAACGATTGAAGCGGGTTTAATGCAGGGGAAACACCACCAAGTAATTTTTTATAATCATCACCAGATATTTTAGATACAGAACCCGATTTTGCGTCCATAACCATTTTGGCAGTGAGAAGCGATGTATAAACACTAGAAACTCCTGATTGAATTTTAAATACACCGGAATTAGATGTAATAATTACGAGTTCTGGTTTAATAGGATATTTGTGATAATTTTTCATTTTAACTGTTATTGATAAATTATAAGATCCGATACTTCCGTTTGTAATGAATTCTGGAAGATTTAAATCGTTAGCTGGATCAATACATAAGACACTTCCAAAAGATGGAATTTGTTTAAATTTTTGAACTTCGGCAGCGGAATGAACTGACATTACACCTTTGAACGAAGAAAAGGTTTGAGCACTTCCATTCTTTTGAGATAACGAAAATAAATCAACTACAGAACAGTTAGCAAGAGCGCCATCACCATTATCAAATGAAACATTAATATTTTCCATAGCAAGAAATGACGACGGACATGCACTATTTTGTGAAGATATTGGAATGCGAGCGGCAACAAAAATACGGTCTGGGACACTAGTTAAACTTATAGCATTAGAAATAATTACACCAGTTGCTTGTGGATCAATGACGAGGGCGCCATTTGACGAGGTGATAAACCTGTCGAACTTCATGTATGGTAAAACTTGAGTTGGTTCTTTAATACGAGCTAATTGAGACGATTGTAATGTAAGGAAGTTAAATGACATTTTAAGGTTTTCCCATCCAACAGAACCATCATCTTTTTCAATAGCGATTTTAGAAATATACAATGGTCTTAAACTGTTTTCAACTTCTGGATCATAAACTGTTTTAGCAGTTGAGAACACACGTTTGCATTCACTATCAATGTTTAAATTAATGTTAATGTCATTTACTCCCATCATTCCTTGTTGGTCGTGGCTTAGAGTTGATAAAAGCGGAGATAAATATAAGAAATTTTCAGTAAAATCTCCTGTAAGATAAATAATCCATGTATCACCTTCAGCAGCAGGTTTAAGACATGAATAAAACCCATTTTCCTCACCATAAGGAGCAACAAGTGGATATTCATCTCCAGCAGCATCATAATGTCGAACAATCATAGTCACAGGATGCCCTCCACGTCCTTGATAACTGTCATCTAAAGAGTTAGAAAAAGAACCAGCTAACGGAGAGTTAGTAGCACCTACACAATCTTCATATTCACCATAAATGCTATCATAATAAGACGGGGTTGAAGAATTCTTTTTGTTTAATGCACGATGGTCAGTAAGTGTTGAAAGAATATCTTTTAAATCCATGTTAGAACACGAAACACCCGCATTGTTGATTTCAATATTAGAATTTGTGATTAAACTATTAAGTGGGTATGCTTGAAAACTCTCTGTATTGGAATATTCAAAAACTGTAACTTGGTCTTCAGCTGGTTCATCCTCATCAAACGGCACACTATATTTAGAACCAACAGGTCCTCCAATATTAAATTTAAGAGTTAATCTAGCACTCATTTTTACGGCACGGTCAATTAGAACACTTTGATTTGGTGTTTTCACAGTAAATTGAACGACGGAATTACTGAATGTTGAAGCATTAGAAGTAGTGTAAGTTGATTTGCTTGGTCCCGATACGACGGCGTAATTAAGGGATGGCGAAATTTCCGAAATTAAAGCATTTTCTACAAGAGTTGTTGAAATTAAAGAAGACATTATTTGTTATATTATTATAATAGATTTTATTTTTTTTAAATATTATATTATTTCTTAATTGTTTTTTCTTAAATATTTATTATTATAGTAATTCAAACATTATTTTAATTGTTGCAAATCCACCACATGGCAATAAGAATTTATTTAAATTTCCTAAAGTATCTTTCCAAAATACACTCATATCAAGGTTATATAATGGTTGGTCTCCGTTTAATTCAATGTATCGATAAACATTAGGGGAATAAATAATATAATTTTCATATGATTCAGCTATAAAATCAGTAATTAAACTACTTGTTTGATTTCCATTTCCTGCATCAAATAATGTTTGATTAACATATATTTGCGGGTCTCCTTCTATATTATTTACAACAGGTAAATTAATACTATTAATTACAATAGATGATATGGGACACATTGCAGATGTCATTGTGTTAGATTCTTGATATATTTGTAATGCATCATATTGTAAATCAGGATCATTTTCATATGGTGGAAAAGGTGAAATAGATGTTTCTGAAAAAAGGTCAGTTTGTAATTGAAAGTTTTTTCCATTATCAGATAATGATTTTATTAAAAATGGAAATGATGAGAAAATATTACCAAGACTAGAATTAAAATATATTTTAATAGGATCATCTATTTTTAGAGAATAAAATAAAACATCACACGATAACAAAGCAATATTTGTTGATGCATCATAAGACATAACGGGCACATGGTCAGTTGGTAAAGTAATTAAATTAGATAATCCTTCAAATGCTTTTTTAAACGTTTCATTTATAAGGTAAATAGCATAACTATAATTATAAACATCATAATATGATGTTGAATTATTTTGTAATCCATTAGGTTGTGTAGATGGTGCCAGCGGGACTTGAATTGCTTTATTTTGTGGTTCATAATCCATGTATTGACGAAATGAAACACCTTGATATTCTAAAACTATAGAATATATTGACTTATTAGGGTCAGTTGAATATGGAAGCATTAAAGGACGCCATATCGGTAAAGTATTTGTATTTGAAATCTGCCATCTAGCAATGCTCACACGATATTTAGAAGGGTTTTTAATATATGGTGAAGAACGAGAAGATTTAAAAACTAGTTGCGGTGGGTCTATTAATTGACTTTCAATATTTGAGACAATTAAATCATAATAAATTAATTTTGGTAGAGACATTTATTTTTATATTATAATAGATTATATTTTATTATAATAGAAATATTTTTTATAGTATTATTTATTTAATTCCAACCGAAATCCACGTTAGCAGAATGCATTGTTAGTCCCCATCTGTAGGCAGTAACTGCGTTAAATGATACCAAATGCACACAACCAGTATAATGCATGTGAAATCCAGAATATGCATTTACATTTTGTCCATCAACCAGATTTTGAATAGTTCCATTTACGGTTAATGTTCCAGCAGTTCCTCCGTTTATAATATAAACAGAAGATCCAGCACATGATTGAGGGTCAGGTAGAGTCCATGTGGCATCAGCATTACCAGTATAACTCCAAACATTATTTTGTATTGAAAGTCCAGGAGTTGTAGTTCCAAATTTTACATAAGCTGCTGGGTCTGCAGTTGTTGCAGCATAAGCCAAAGTGGGAATAGCAATATTTGCACCTGCAAAAAAAGTATTTACAGCAGTAAAACTGTTAGCAGTATCTGTTGTAACACCGTTGGCAGCAGCAAGAGTTGAATCAACATATGCTTTATTAGCAATATCAATATCAGAAACGGGTGCATCTGCACATGCAGGCACATCATTAAATGTTGTTTTACCAATAATACTTAAACTAGGAGCAATAATATTAAGGGGGAATTGTGCGTCATTTGTAATAGATGCACAATCAACAAGTCCGTTACCAGCCATGTTTAAATCACCAGTTAATGGAAGGTCTGATAAAGCAATAGTGCTCCATACAGGGGGTGCGTTTCCTTGAGATACAAGAACATCTCCAATAGCTCCGCTATCACTAGCAGTGTCAAATCCAATACCATTAGCGGCAATTAAATTTAATGTTCCAGGGCTGGTAATATTGAAAGTACTCATATTTAAATCACTTCCAGCTACTCCAGCTTGTGTCATGACTTCAGCAAGAGTTGGAACAATAGTATCACCACCAGCTTCTAAAAGACGCCATTCAGCGACGCCATCTACATTTCCTAAAACCATATCATCACTCGATGCGGCTACGTTGTTTGCGAGTAATTTCACTATATTCACTTCTTTATTTTCGTTTGCATAAACGATTTTTCCATTGGGTGGAGGGCTGTTAATTTTATTTCCAAAGAATGATGCGATTGACATTTTATATTATATTATTAATATAGATATTATTTATTTCTAAACTTAAATATATGAATAATTCTAAACTTAAATATAATAATAAGTTAAAAAAAATGTTTGGAACAGATGATTTTATAGAATTGTTTGGTTCGTCTATTGAATCGAAAATAATGAAATATTCCGAATTAAAAGAATATAATAATATTCTTGATTTATTAAAATTTAAAGGTGATTTTAGAATTATTTTAATTGAAAATGCTATGAATATTGGACATTGGGTTGTGTTGATTAGAAATAATTCATTAATATTTTTTGACCCCTACGGAAAGAAAACAGATTCAGAGTTAAAATGGATTTCAAAATCACAAAATGAAGTTTTACACCAATATCCAAACACAATAAGAGATTTATTGGAAACATCAAAAATTAAAAAATACTATTCAAAAACTAAATATCAAAAAGTTGGAAATGGAATAAATACATGCGGGCGTTGGGCTTCTATAGCTGTTTTATTTTTAGCAATAAAAGGTTTATCATTATTAAAAATGAAACAGGTTTTAACTCATATAAAAAATGAAACTAAGAAACCATTTGATATTATAGCTGTAGATTTAACAACGCTATGAATATAATTTTAATCTAGAAAAATTATTTTATATTATAGATTATATAATAATATAAAAATGGCTTATTCTAATTATGCAATTAACAATAAACTAACTAATTTAAGACAGGATTTAAATATTTTAAAACAATCATTAATTGATAATAATATTATTGATAGTGGAGTAAATAAACAAGTAAATATGATATCATTAGAAGCTGAAGGAAATGATGAATTAAATGAGTATCCATTTTCAAATGGTGCTTCATTATCAAGTCTTGTTAATTTTGGTGTTCCATTATTCAGGTTTTCATTAAGAGGTTATACAATTATTTCAACTTCTACAAATATTGATTCAAGTGTTTCATTTCAGATTGAATATAAAACTTTTGATTCAGAACAAATAACAATATTAGATTCATTTACTTTAAACTCTACTTATTATAATAAAAAATTTATTAATCCTCCAATAAATAATACTGGTTATATTAATATTAAATATTTGGGTTCAATTAATGCAGATGATACAAACGCAGCATATAGAATAATGTTATATGTTGAAAATCAAGAAGTGTTTTAAGACTTTTTAATATAATTTGTTAATGCTACATCGTTTGATGTGCTCATATTTTTAGTATCATCTGATAATTCTTTAATTACTTTTGAATATTTAGAACTTAAATAAATATTTCTTAATAAAGATGCTGAAACATTTCCATTAAATATTTTATTCAATAACTTTGTAATGTTATTTGAATTAAATGGTTTATTATCGATATCTAATAAAAATTCATTGATATAATTTTTATTCTTTAATTTCTGTTTTAATATTGGTTGAATATTTACATATTTTTTTACAATTGTCATAAGTTCTTTTGGAATATCAATTATAATTTCATTATATGTTTTACTAGTTTTATAAACATTAAATATTAATTTACTCTCACTAATATCAATATAATTTTTTGTTTTATCATCATGATTAGATGCAATAAATAATTGTGCATAATCATTCGGGCGTCTTGGGGCTATTTGTGTAAAGAATGCTAAAATCATTAAATATAAATATTTGTTATATTCATTTTTGTTTTTTGGTTTTTTTAATTTCTTAACTTCATTATTTAATTTTTCAAAAACTTCTTCAACTTCATCTTGAGTTATCCAATTTTCTTTTTGTGATTCACTTTTAGTTGTATTATTTTTTAAATCATTATTCATTTTAGATAGTTCATTATAATAAGAATTGTAAAGGTCCTCATATTTATCATTACCAGATAGAACAACACACGCAGATATAATATAACTCCTTTGTGTTGTTGCTGCATAAGGTTCAATGATTGCTTTTATATTCTTTATATCTTTTAAAAAATTCAGATCTTCAACAGGTTTCCCATCATTTAATTTTATTAAATTACGGGTATAAAGTTTCTTGCTAGAATCTCCTAATTCTTTTGGTCTATTTTCAAATATCTTTTCTAAAAAATTATTCATATTAATAACTTAGATTATTATTTTTAGATTAATTAAATTATATTATTGTTTTGACAATTTTTTTTAAAAATATTACCACAAACACTTTTTTACATAATCAGGATCACCTTTATTTATGATATCATCGTTAAAGTCCTCCACCTCTTTGATTTGCAATTTTTGTTCATGTATTATTTTATTTAATTCTTCAATTTTTTTTTCATGTTTTGACATTTTTTTTATTCTTTTTTCATTTGCATCATCAGCAGTTTTTTTATCCAACATTTTTTTATCCAACATTTCTTTATATTTTTTATTTGATTTCAGAGATGAATTATTCATTACAATATCATTTGTAAGTTCCAATGATTTTAAAAATGAATTTGTTGTCATAGAAAATCTTTTTGCATATTTAATAATAGTTGATTCAGATGCATGTTCAAGCGGATTACATAAACAATGTTCGCAAACAAATTGAGCTGTGTATTTTTTTAAAGAAAACAAATACATCACACAATCATCACACCTTCCTTTTTTATTTTCACATATCACACACACAGCATAAGAAGCGTCGTCGAGTGATTTTTTTTCAACTATTTCTCTGCACATTCCATCAGTTATCAAGACAAGTTTCATTATATAATAATCTAGATAATATTTTTAAAACTATTTTAATATTAATTAGATTAATTAATATTAATTAGATTAATGATAAGGTTTTTAATTAATTCTAGACTTAAACACATAGCATCAATAATATTAATGGAAAAATATCATAATGGTAAAATTTACAGAATAAATTGTCTCACAAGTGGTGATTATTACATTGGATCTACAATAAAAAGTCTGCAATCCAGAATAAGTGGTCATAAATACGGAGTGAATCGTAAAACCAAATGTAAATCATCAATTATTATTGAGAGGAATAATTATGAAATTGAATTAATTGAACAATATCATTGTGATTCAGCAGAAGAATTAAGAAAAAGAGAAGCATATTTCCAAAGGATACATAAAGATGATGTACATTGTTTAAATTGCAAAATTGAGGATCGGTCGCACGATGAGTGGATAGCTGACCATAAGGAATATTTTGACTCATTTATGAAAGAATATTATGTTAGAAATAAAGAAAGAATCAAAGAACAACATTTTGAAAAACGTGAAGAAATATCAAAATATCAAAAGAAATATCATGAAGAGAATCGAGAACATTTATCACGACAAAATAAAGAATATAAAATAAAGAATAAAGAAAGGCTTGATATCAAACGAAAAGAATATTACATAAATAATAAAGAAATGATGGACCAGAAACAAAATGAAAAAAATAAGAAAAATCGAGAATTAAATAAAATCAAACGTGATAAAAAAAATCAAGAACAAAGAGATAATACGGACTTGAATAAAGTTAATAATAAGCATTTACATTGTGAATGTGGTTCTATTATAGTGAAATATGAAAGAAATAAACATTACAACACTATTAAACATAAAGCTTATTTAGAATCTATTGAAATATTACATAAATTAGATTAATGCTAAGGTTTTTAATGTAGGATTCATGTAAAGTAAAATTAATTTATAAATTTATGTAAGAGAACACGAATCTATGATTTTTTTAAAATGCATTTATTAGATTATTAACGTTTTATATGATATTACTCCATTTATATAACTTTTCATTTTTAAAGAAATCAAAA